CGCCTGGCGTTGCTCCGTCACTAACCTTCAGAGTGTTAGTTACTGTGTCGACCCATATCTCGCCGTCACGGCCAATATAGTCGCCACTTGCTACATTTATGCTCTTTGATATTATTTGTCTTGTTGCCATGCGTTAAATCTCCAGTTACGTTGCTTACATATATTTATACATTCTGTCATAAAAAAAGGCTGCACAAGGCAACCTTTTTAATAAAAAATGTATTCTTAATTACAACGCGAAGTTGAATCCAATCATAAATTCTCTGTCTGTGCTATCGAAGTCTGTGTCCATCTTCTGCAATAATTGCAAGTTGACTTCAGTTCTTTCGTTAACTGATACTTTTACACCTAGTGCGCCGTAGCTGTCTACTCTATTAAAGTCTACCCAGTCTGCGTCTGTTGATGCAATATCATATCCTAGCTCTGCATATGGAGTAATTCCACCTACAGGCATTTCAACACCAACATACGGACTAAGAACTAGTCTGTTATCTGCGTATGAATCACCAAAATCATAGTGTGCTTCTGCAACACCATATACATTTAGGTTGATTAGTGTGTAGTCAACTCTTTTACTCAAGTTAAGACGATAGTCATTTACTGAGTTATCGTTAATTACTTGAAGACCAAAGTCCACTGGTAGGCCACCGTAGCTTAGTGAAAACACTTCTGCGTCATCAGCAAAGTCTGCGTGTGTACCATTTGCGTAACCAAAACTAATATCGTCCTTTGCAACATTTACTGAGACTCCAGTGTTATTGTAGTCTTCAGCAAAAACTGACCCAGTCATAAAAGTTAGTGCTACTATTGATAATAATATGTTTTTCATTTATAATTCCTTTTAATTATTATTATTGTTGTGCGTGTCATGTTATCATACGCAGACAATATTTATCTCCTCAGATGAAACCAGTTACATTTATTGACTGGGCTAATCTGAAAAGAAGATTACCTTTGTATTTCCTGCGATAATCATACAGCATGTTACTATATGTAGAACAATCCAAAAAGTACGAAAAGCTAGTGCCTTCCGTACTTCCTGTTGGGTGATGGGTAAAAACTCTGGCTTGTCATCGTCAGTTACACCTATTGGCATACCAACTGTTCGCGACCAAAACTTTAACCACCGCCGCTGTCCACTCATTACATTGAGTTCTTCTTCTCAATGATTTCTTTTCTGCGATCTTTGGTAAGTTTACCTAAGTCACCAAGTGCCTTTCGGGCTCTTGTTGCAGCAGCTTTTACACCTTTCTCTTCGAAAGTTGCATGCTCTGCCAAGTAGTTGTTGTACGATTGTACAATTTCTTCATGTGTCGCCATAATGCTCTCCAGTTTTATGTTTTACAAATTTATTTAAGTGATCTGCGTTTAAGGGGTGTTAAAAGTGGTTTAGCTAGGATTGCCAACGTTTACGTTAGCACTACCTGTTGCAGCATCTCCACATGTAGCAAGGTCACCTGCGTTTACAACAGCAACTCCGCCAATGAATACATTGTTAGAACCTGCTATCATAGTTGGACTAGCATGGGCGCCAGTTCCGTGACCTTCTACATCGTCGCCGTCAACAATGACTAGTTCACCGTTTGCAAAAACAGTGGTCTGACTTGGAATTAAATCGCCGTCAGCTGTATCATTGTTGCGACTAATTCCAGGCATTAAGTTACAATACCTGTAGTTTGTTGGACATATTGCTTTGAAATTTCTTCAAGCGTTATGCCTACTGTCATCACATTAGTACTTTTAAATGACATTGACTGATCATTGCTTGTACTAAACATGAATGGTGCTAGTGCAAGGCCTTGCTGGCCCATTACTATTGCCATTGGCTTCTTGACTTTAAAACCTGTATCGGTTTCTTCTTCCAATCTGCCAATAATTTCTTCACCAGTTGATAGTTTCATTGAAACTACATCGCCGATGCCGTGTGTTTTTTGAATCAACATTATAATGTGTGTCCTGTACCATTGAACCCGGTGTTTTCAATGTAAGTTAATAAATCTGTATACCCGCCTATATTTTCACCGTTAATTTGTATCTGGGGTACACTCCTTGCTCCCGGAACAGCTTCGAGTAAGTCTTCTAACTCTACATCAGTTCCAATCAATTTTACTTCGTAATTCACATGCAATGCATCTAACTTTGCTTTTGCCTTATCGCAATAAGGACATTGTGTCTTACTCCATACTACTACATTTGTCATAGACTAAATCCTTTAAGTGATTCCTCACTTACGTCTTGTTTAATACCGCCGATAACATAAGACTCAACTTCTGTTTCTTGTGGGGCTACCTGCAAGCCTGAACTACTCAACCAATGTGTAGTCCACGGTAGTGGGTTAGTGTTTACAGGTTGGTCAAAGATTGCATCTAGTCCTAATGCTTTTAATCGTCTGTTAGCAATATATTCTACATACTGATTAAGAAGTGTTGCATTAAGTCCAATCATTGAACCATCTTTAAACAAGTACTCCGCCCATGCTTTTTCTTCTTCTACACAGGTACGCCACATTTCATATACTTCTTCCTTGCACTCTTTAGCAATTTTAACAAAGTCTGGATCGTCTTTACCGTTAGCCCAGTTCTTAAGAACGTGTGTGCTAAGTGCTAGATGTTGTGCTTCGTCACGTGCAATTAATGAAATAATCTTTGCAGATCCTTCCATTAGTTTTAGTTCGCCAAAGCCAAACGTACATGCAAAGGAAACATAAAAGCGAAGTCCTTCTAGGATATTTACGTTCATCATTGCCAAGTATAGTTTCTTTTTGACATCTCGCATGTTGCCTTCGCCTCTGTGATTAAAAGCATCTGCGGCGTTAGTAAATGCATCATAGTTCTTTGTAACGGCTTCTGCACGTTTTAAGATCTCTTTGTCATCTAAGATAGTGTCAAACACTTCACTTGGATCAGGATACACATTCTTCATGATATGTGTGTACGAACGTGAGTGAATAGTTTCAAAGAAGTCCCAGGTAACAATACAGCCTTCTAGCTCAGGCAATGACACATGCGGCAAAAATGCTAGGCATGGACCTCGTCCTTGAACACTGTCAAGTAGTGTTTGGTACTTTAAGTTTGCTGTAAAAATATGCTTCTGCTCAGGGCGGAAGTTAGCATAGTCTGCTCTGTCTTTTTGTAAACTTACTTCTTCTGGACGCCAAAAATATCCAAGCATCGTTTGGTTTAATTTATCAAACACAGGAAACTTAAATGTATCATATCTCTGCGTGTTCATATCTGCTCCGAAGAACATATTTTGTTTTGTAAAATCAACCTTATCAGTGTTGAATACTGTTTTTGCCATGTTAAACTTTCCTCTTCCTATGTATCTATACTACTATCATTTATGTTTGTTGTCAAGCATTAAATTGCACATGCTTCGCATTCTTCTTCATCGTCTTCGAATGTGCTTGCTGGTAATGCTTCTATTGTTGGTTCGTCTTCTAATTCGCTTGGATCTGTTTTGTAATCGTATGTGTTCTGATAGTAACTTGTTTTCCAACCTAGTTTGTAAGTTGTTAGCAAGTCGTTTATCATCTTACTCATTGGCACTTCGTTGTTTTCAAAGTGCGTTGGGTTGTAACTCCAGTTACCACTAATTGCTTGATCAAAGAACTTCTGCATAACCGCTACTACATTAATGTAGCCTTCGTTGCTTGGCATGTCCCACAACAGTGTGTAGTGATTCTTTAGCGTTTGATACTGCGGAACAATCTGCTTAAGAGGCCCTTTCTTTGACTTCTTAACGGACAAGTATCCTCTAGGTGGTTCGATTCCGTTTGTTGCGTTCGACACAACGGAGCTGCTCTCTGAAGGCATTTGTGCGGACAATGTGCTGTGCCGTAGACCGTGCTCCTTAATGTCATTGCGTAGGCTATCCCAATCATAATTTAATTTATTCTCCACTACTGTATCTACATCTTTCTTATAAGTGTCAATAGGAAGGATGCCGTCAGCGTATTTAGTACGATGGAAGTACTCACAAGGGCCTCGTTCCTGCGCTAATTTGTTACTTGCTTTAAGTAAGTAGTACTGGAATGCTTCGCTCAAGTCGTGTACTAGTTTCCACGCTTTAGGATCGTCATACTTAACATGATTCTTTGCAAGGAAGTGTGCTACTCCAATGTAACCTACGCCCAAACTGCGGCGAGCCTTTGTACTAATCTCAGCGGCTTTAATTGGGTACTTTTGGTAATCAATAATTTCTTCTAATGCTCTTACAGCTAACTCACATAGTTCGCCTAAGTCGTCTAAGTTCCTTAGTGTACCTACATTAATAGCACTAAGAATACATAATGCAATTTCGCCTTCTGGATCATCAATGTGATTAAGTGGCTTAGTTGGTAGTGTAATTTCTTGACACAAGTTGCTCATATAAACTTTATCTTTAAACGAGCTGTGTGTATTACAATGGTCTACGTTCATAATATAGATACGTCCTGTTTCTGCACGTTCTTTAATTAATGCCGAAAACAAATCCATTGCTGATATAGTATGCTTCTTAATACTTGTAGCACGTTCATACTTTTCGTATAGTTCTTTAAACTTGTCAGCGTCACCAAAGTATGCTTCATATAATCCAGGTACATCATGTGGCGAGAACAAAGTTATATCGCCACCAGATAACAATCTTTGATACATTGTTAAGTTAAGTTGTATACTATAATCTAATTTACGCACACGATTGTCTTCAGTACCTTTGTTGTTCTTTAGTACAAG